AACTTAGACAAGCCGGAAGAATTTGTTAGATTTGTTTTAAAGAATGCAATTAAGATTGATGACTGGTGCAAATCAGTTATCTATGAAACTTATGTCAAAGATAGAACCAAAAAAGAAACTGTAGAGCGAGCAATTGAGCGAAGTTTGTTAAATATGAAAGCCTGGGCAGAAAAGACTGGTAATAGTTGGAGTGAATACTTTGCTCTAGTTAATACAGTAGATGCAGTACAAGATATTAGAATGGGACGGATCAGTCCGTGGTGTACCTTTGCTACAGATCAAGGTAGCAGATTAATTGATAGGTTTGAGCCCGGACAGGTTCAAACATTGATAGATTACATTGAGCCTTTATCATGGAAGGCCAGAGTAAAACGTCAGCAGGGTGATGCTGATTGGGTGCAGGAAGTTTTTAACAAGGCGGAAATTAAATGAATCAATATAAACAACAGGCAGTACCTGCGTTATTAAAAAGCAGACAAGTACAAGAAGCACGAGTTAGACTAATCAACGACATGGTTGAGATAGAAATGAACGGCAGTAGAGTATTTGTACCCACAGCTGAATCATATCAACGTTTACTCAAAAAGGTTGCAGTACTGGAACAAAAACTGTATGCTACAGACAACAAAGCAAATAGAGCCGCTAGGTTAAACAATGAGTAAAGAAGATCACAACTTAGAAGATATCTATAATGAAGTTATATTAGTTATAGAAAAATTATTAAATGAAAAACATGATCCGTTGGCAGTGGCCGCAGTATTTGCTAGCCAAGCATTGGGATTATATAAAACTGTCTTAAGTGACAAAGACTATAATACTATGGTTAAGAGTATTGTTGATAAAAAAGATAGAGTACAGCCTTTTGAATCTAGGAGTTTACATTGAGTTTTGACGTTGACATAGACTTTGCAGACAGAGAGCAAGTTCTTAAAGTAGTTAAACATACTGTTGCTATGCAAAGGGACGGCAACAAACAACGTAAGCACAATACAGGTGTTTACTTTCATCACGTACCTACTAATCCTTTTACAGGACTATGCACTTTAGATTATAAGAAAGCAGAAGATGCTGGTTGGTTTAAAATTGATTTACTCAATGTAGGAATCTATAGTAACTTTGCTAGCAATGAACAAATTGATGATCTATTAGACAAAGAACCGATGTGGGAATTGTTAGAACATAGGGATGTTATACAACAACTATTCCATATTCACAATCACAGTGATACTGTTATTAGAATGAAGCCAAAAAGTATTGAACAACTTGCCATGGTACTGGCAATTATACGTCCCGGCAAGAAACATTTAATAGGACGTAATTGGGCAGAGATTGAACAAGAAGTATGGACTAAAACTGAAGATGTTTATAGTTTTAAAAAAAGTCATGCTATTGGATATGCGGCAGCCATTGCATTACAACTCAATCAATTAGTGTACGGAGTTAATAGTAGCAAGTCTTAACGTGCTTAACGTTTTAATATAAAACCATCCCATATCAAACTCAAACCATCGACGACTTAATTTTGCGCTGGCAGGTGCAAGGTGATGGTTGTTATGTAGTTCTTCGCCGCCAATAACAATCCCCCAGGGACTAAAGTTTGTACTGCGATCTTTAGTTTCACCGTTTCTATAGCCTATCCAGTGGCCTATACCATTCACTATGCCTGCGGCCCAGAATGGAATCCATATCATTTGTATACCCCATATCAAAAGTCCCCACCAGCCAAATAGAACTATGTTTATTGCTAACATTAGCATGATACCTATTCTGCTATGTTTACTGTATACATTGTTTTCTATCCAATCGTCTGGAGTATCGCGGCCAAAGCTAGATATCATCTTAGTATTTTTACTAGCACTATGATATAAACCAGCACCTTTGAATAACACATGCCAAATACCATAAACGTGTGGACTATGTGGATCACCTTCTTTATCAGTAGTGCTATGATGTTTACGATGAATCGCTACCCATTGCTTGGTAACCATGCCGGTAGTCAGCCATAGCCATAATCTAAAAAAGTGACTAATTATTGGATGAAAGGTAACTGACTTGTGAGCTTGGCTTCTGTGTAAAAAGCAAGTAACCGCAACAATGGTGATATGGGTTACGATGAGTGTGTATATTATTTCGGGCATAATATACTTATCTTAAAGTTTTTGAACTAATTGTATTTGCCTGCGTTTAATGCGTTTTGTGATAATGTTCTGTAAGCTAACTGCTTCGCCATGCACTATCTCGAAATCTTTTACGTTATATGTTCGTAAACTATAACTAAATCGTTTAAACTTTGGACCAATAAACAAATTAATAGGTAATTGTCTATTACTTTCCCACCACCAAAGTTCTCCGCACTCTAAAAATTCTTGTTTATCTTCCGTACAGTTTAATACATTTAAGACGTATATACTGGCTAGAGTTTGTGTATAGTTTTGTATAATACCTACAACTTCTTCTTCACCGGCTCTACAAAGGCTTAAAAAGGGGAATTTTACTAATATTTCGTTATGATCTGCCATCGGTAATATTTAGCAGTCAATTCAATTCAATTAAATTTAAATAAATATAACTATGAGCGATACATTCACATTACTAGACTACCCGCAACGAAGTGTATTAATATACTCTGACGGATACAGCAGGACAAAAAATATGCCATTTAGCACAACAAGAAAAACAGTCTACAAAGGAGTAGATACTAAACTAGGTTTTGATATCAAAAATCAAGATCGAAAACCTGTTAACCTACTAGGTAAAACTATTATGGTCAACGTTATGCAGGTCAGACGAGGCGAATTGGTATTACAGCGCAGAGCAAAAATAACCGAACCACAAAGCGGTTTTTGTGAGTTCAGTATCTTTGGTTATGACCTGACTGACTTAGAACCAGGCATTTATCAACTAAGTGCTCAAATATACGAAGATGACGGAATGGCCCGTAGTTTATATTCTGATTTGAATAGAGCCGCTACTATGGAAATTGAACTAGTAGATGGTGCTTATCCGAAATTCTTTAACAGCACATTGTTACATTTTACAGAAGACAATGATACAATGATCAGCCAACCTGTGGCAGGTAATTTACAACGCAATGACAGTAGCACATTGCATACTCTTCAAATCGAAACAAGTAATTTCAAAGGCACATTAACAGCCTTCGGTAGTTTGGAATATGGTAGTATGGGTAACTATAGTCCTATCAGATTCATTGATGGACAGTATTGGTTACCAATTAATTCAACTCCTACTAGTCCGACAATTGGTATAACTGGTACTCATCAAACGCAAGGTTGGAACTGGCGCGGTAGCTTCCGTTGGATAAAAGTGGTATATACTCCTGATGTCGATAACACCGGAACAGTTGACAAAATACTTTACAGAAGTTAAAATAGTAAGGTCATGTCGGCCTTACAAACTTTATTACAATCACGCATACACGGAAGACCTAGTCCCAAGGGCTGGCTGAGCTTTAACTGTGCAATGTGTGTAGTCAATGGACAAAGTCGTCCAGATACAAAACGCCGCGGCGGCATGATGTTTAATCCAGACGGAGCAGTGAGTTATCATTGCTTTAACTGTAACTTCAAAACAAGTTGGACACAAGGTAGAACTCTTAGTTTTAAGATGCGTAAACTTATGCGTCAACTTGGCTTCGATGAAGCAGAAGTACAACGATTAAATTTAGAACTACTAAGTCAAGCAGATGTAGAAACATTAGTTAGCAGAGAACCAGAGCCAACTTGGACTCCTAATTGGCCTGATTATGACTTAGGCTTTGATATAAGACCGATAGAAAATATTGAGAAGATAGAATATTTAAAAAATAGACAAGTCTATGACTTAGCAGTATGGTTAGAAACAGATACAGAATATGCTGGGCTAAACAAACGAGCCATACTACCGCTAACTTATGAAAATAGAATGGTTGGCTTCCAAAGTAGATATGTTGGAGAAATACCAGAGAAGTTTTCTAAGTATTATAAAAAAGCCCCAGCAGACTATGTGTTTGGATTAGACAATCAACGAGATAATAGACAGTTTGTTATTATTACAGAAGGTGAGATGGATGCGTTACTTACAAGCGGGTTAAGTATCGGCAGTAATAATTTAAGTGATCATCAAGCACAACTGATAGAAGACTTAAATATAGAACCTATCGTGATTCCAGACGCAGATAAAGCAGGCAGAGATTTAGTTGAACGTGCCGCAGATTACGGCTGGAGTGTAAGTTTTCCTGAATGGGAGAACTGTAAGGACGTTAGCGACGCAGTAATGAAATATGGACGCTTGTTTGCTATTCACAGCATACTACAGGCCGCAGAGCATAGTCCAACAAAAATTAGATTAATGGGAAAGAGATATTGTCAATGAAAGAAGAAATCAAAACGTATAGCACAAAAGAACAAAAGTTGTTTTTAGAAATTTTAATTGCTGATCCAGAATTAGCAGTGAGATCTAGAAATATTCTAGATCCAGAATACTTCGACAGGACCTATAGACAGGCTGCAGAATTTATCAAAGAATATATAGACAAATATGACAATGTTCCTACAACTATTCAAATTGAAGCAACAACCGGAATTAGTTTAGAAGCATTTACTACCTTATCAGTACAACCACAGAAAGAATGGTTCTTAGATGAGTTTGAGCAATTTGCAAAACACAAGGCACTGGATAGAGCTATTTTAAAAAGTGTCGATTTGTTGGATAAGCAACGTTATGGCGAAGTTGAAAAGCTGATTAAAGATGCAATTAACATCGGTTTGCCAAAGAGCTTTGGTACCGACTACTATGCAGACCCTATGGGTCGTTTAATGTTACTTAAGAATCAAAATGGCGGAACTAGCACAGGCTGGAAGACTATTGATGATAAATTGTATGGTGGATTTAACAGAGGAGAACTCAATATCTTTGCCGGAGGTTCGGGTGCAGGCAAGAGTTTGTTCTTGCAAAACTTAGCACTTAATTGGAGTTCACAAGGATTGAGTGGTGTCTATTTTAGTTTAGAACTTAGTGAAGGCTTGTGTAGTATGCGTATGGATGCTATGCTTATGGGCATTGCTACAAAAGACATTTATAAAAATATTGATGAAGTAGACCTTAACATTAAGATGAAGGGTAAGAAAGCTGGCAAGTTACAAATTGTACAACTTACCGCTGGTATTACAGTTAATGACTTAAAGTCATGGATTAAAGAATTCCAAATACAACAGAATAGAAAAATTGACTTTGTGGTAGTAGACTATTTAGATTTGATGTCTCCTGTGTCTGTAAAGATATCAGCAGAGAATACATTTATTAAAGACAAATATGTGTCAGAAGAACTTAGAGCAATGGCAGTACAAGACAAATACTTGTTCTGTACAGCAAGTCAATTGAATCGCGGTGCTGTTGAAAGTGTTGAGTTTGACCATAGTCATATTAGTGGAGGTTTGTCTAAGATTCAAACTGCTGATAACGTTATTGGTATCTTTAACAGTATGATAATGCGTGAACGTGGAAGAGTACAGTTACAGTTTATGAAGACACGTAGCAGTAGTGCAGTAGGTACAAAGATTGAATTAGAGTTTAACACAACCAGTTTGCGTATTACAGATTTAGATGAAGATAGTCCAGATGCACCAACAACGGCAGATGTATTACATGATAGACTGCGCCGCCAGGCTACTACAGAGTCTACTAGCACACCCAGCGCATCAACTACATGGGAACGACCAAAGGCTCGTGAAGGATTTAGTTTGGAGAATCCTCAACCTAAAACAGAACCATCTATTACTATGAGAACAATGGATAGTAATAATAAACTTAACAATCTTCTTAAGAAGAGTTAATTATTTTAAACTACGAAGCGGTTCTTGTGGTTGCACAGGTTCTACTGAAGTCGGAGCACCAATTTCTGGATCAGGTTCAGTAGTTTGTTGTTGTGCCTGTGCGGCAGCTTCTGTGTCTTTATTTAAATCAGACTTCAATCTTTGGAATAATGCGTTATCTTCCGCAACATAAGCAAGTACTGTTTCTAATAGATCCATTAAAGCACTCATTTGATTTAAGTTAGGACGTCTGTTCATGTACATTGCACGAACACCTGCTTTTAAATCAGTGTAATGTTCTTCTCCAACAGCATCTTTGATAGCTGCCAAACGACTCATAGTACGAGTAAAACTGCT